AAAACCCATAACAGTATTATAGTTACCGCCAGTAAGAGTTGTACAAGCAGAAGCACCAACTACTGTATTTCTTATACCTGTAGTAGTATTAAGCAAAGCTCCTTGACCTAAACCAGTATTATTTGTTCCTGTGGTAATGTCTTCACATGCAAGAGAGCCTACTGCTGTATTTCCTGTAGCTGTACAAGCACCTAGAGCACTAGTTCCTACTGCTGTATTGTACGAAGCTGTAGTGTTAGCATCTAAAGCAGCAGCACCAACTGCTGTATTTGAATGTCCTGTAGTGTTTGATAATAAAGCAGCCATTCCAACAGCAGTATTGTTAGAAGCGGTAGTGTTTGAGAACAAAGACCTACGACCAACTGCTGTATTAGAAGCTCCTGTAGTATTTGATAATAAAGAATTACCACCAATACCTGTATTATAGTTTGCTGTAGTATTAGCACTTAAACTTCCATAACCTAATGCTGTATTTAATTCACCTGTGGTGTTTGCATCAAAAGCTAGACTACCTACGACAGTATTTTGTTGCCCTGTGGTTATTAATTCACCAGCACTATAACCTACTGCTGTATTATGAGCAGAAGTAGAACTTGTAAAGTTTTGTGTTTTTAATGCACCTCTACCAATAGCTGTTGAAAAATTACCTTTAGTATCAGTACTTAATGCTAAAGAACCTATTGCTGTGTTGTCTTGTCCAGTATTAATTGCGTCAGCTGCCTCAGAGCCAACAGCAGTATTTCTCGTACCTGTAGTGTTTGAACCTAAAGCTGCATTACCAACTGCCGTAACGTGTGATGCAGTTGTATTAGCACCTAAAGCATTAGCTCCAACTGCTGTGTTTACAGCACCTGTAGTGTTTGCTAATAAAGCACGTCTTCCAACTGCTGTATTGTTATCTGCGGTTGTATTATTAGCTAATGCATTTTCTCCGACAGCTACGTTGTAATCACCAGTTGTATTTCCAGTTAAAGAACTTTTACCAACAGAAGTGTTTTCTGCACCTGTAGTATTCGCATCTAAAGCTGTTTGACCGACTGCTGTGTTATCAGCACCTGTAGTGTTAACATTCAATGCATTTCCACCAAGAGCAGTATTGTTAGCTCCTGTGGTGTTTGTTTCCATAGCGTTATTACCGACAGCAGTGTTGTTTGAAGCTGTCGTATTTGCTGTTAATGAGCCTTTACCAACTGCTACGTTTTGAGCACCAGTGGTATTAGCATCTAAAGACAATGAACCTACTGCTGTATTTGAAGCACCTGTAGTGTTTGAAATCAAAGCTATATAACCAACTGCCGTATTGTTAGCTGCAGTAGTGTTGTTTGCTAAAGCACCAAAACCCATAGCAGTCATACTATCACCTGTAGTATTTGCCGTAGCAGCATCTTTACCAACTACTGTGTTGTTACTTGCTGTAGTATTTGCATCTAAAGCACCTGTACCTATAGCAACATTGTTTGCACCTGTAGTGTTTGCTGCTAGAGCATTGTACCCAACACCAACATTATTACTCGCTGTAGTAACCTTATCTAAAGCTAATGCTCCAAGACCTGTATTAAATTGACCTGTTGTTAAATCATTTAGACTTCGGAATCCTATAGTAGTGTTATAGTCACCAGTAGTTAAAGCTGCAAAGACATCAACACCTACACCTGTATTGAAGGTAGCAGCATCTATAGTACCAGTCGCATCATCACCAAACATAATTGATGAAGTGCCAAAGGCTTTATACTTTAGTGCTGAACCATTAATAGTTAGTGCGTCTGTTTCTGTAGTTCCGTCTACATCTAAATCACCATTAAAATCTACGTTACCTGCTACAGCAAGAGTTGTAGCCATATCAACAGCACCATCTATATCTACTACGTCTAAGTTAGTAGTACCGTCTACGTCTATATCGCCAGAGATGTCTAAAGAGGTAGCTGTTAAAACTCCTGTTACGCCTAAAGTACCACCAACAGTCATATCGTCAGTTACGGTTAAATCATCTTGTACTTTTAAATCTACAACATTAAGACTAGCAAAAGCGTCAACAACTGCTGCTCCACTTCCTGCTCCGTCTAGGTAAACTGCTTTAGTATCACCTGGAGGTATAGTAATTGTTGCTCCAGAACCTTGTTTAATAATTATGTTTTGCGAACCACTTGTACCATTTTCGATAAAGTGCATTCGGCTGAGGGTATTAGGGGCTATAGTAATAGTACAGGCTGAATCTAAAGTACCTGTATATTCAAGGTATATAGCTCTACCTGGGTCAGTGGCTCCGTCTGCTACTGTAGTAGTATGAGTATCTGCGTTAGTAGTTATGCCTTCGGTTCCATAACCTAAAGCTTCACCTATTAATTCTAAGTTTGTGTTAGTGCTAGTTCCCCAAGTTCCAGATTCATCACCTGTCGCTATTTCTTTTAGCCTTAAATCGTTTACGTAAGTTGCCATTGTTTATCTCCGTGCAAATTTATTATAAGTTGTTTTTTCATAAAAGTTAAGCCACTTGTTCCCAATTCGGGTCAGTGGTCTCTGTTACAGTGTTCCATGTGGTTGTTTGTGCATCATCTGTCAAGCTCCAAATGAATGTAAATCCTAATAGACCTTCTGCTTGTCCTAATTCAAGTGATATGTTTGCTTTAGAAACTGTGGTAACTGTACCTAAAGATGAGGTGCATGCAACACCCGTTACAAAAACATTATTTACTGTATTGACTGAAGTAGTGCCTAAAGCTGAGCTACCACTTAAACCAGAAACAGATAAATTATTGTTTGTTATAAGTGTAGAAGTGCCTAAAGCTGAAGTACTACTTAAACCAGAAACAGATAAATTATTGTTTGTTGATAAAGTTGTTGTACCTAAAGCTGAAGTTCCACTAAACCCACTTACGGAAATATTATTTACTGAGGTTGTTGTAGCTGTGCCTAAGTTACCTGCTGCTAATAAACTTGAAACAGTTACATTAGCTTCAGCTTGTATTACTACGCTTAAAGAACCTAAACTAGCCGTTACACCACCTACAGAAGCTATAGCTTGTGCGTTAACTGCTACGACTGGTGTTCCTACTGAACCTGATGCTGGTGCGGTGATTGAAACAGGAATACTGCCTTCACCATAAGCGAGTTGTCCCCAAGTACCTCGACCCCAACCGTTTAGGAACTCAGCCATTTTAGGCTATACGTATAATCGCTGTGTCTGCTGCTGCTGCTGGAAATACTATAGTAAAGTCACCTGCTGTGGATGTTTTATCCCCACCAAAATCTATTGCTGCTACTGCTTTATCACTATTAGTATCATTGTAAATAAGACAACCTCTAGCGGTTACGGTAGCGTTACTAAACGTAAGATCAGAAAAATCTGTGAATCCTGTAGTTCCGCTTGAAGTAGGTGCTATATTGGTAAGTGCTGCACCTGTCGCTGTGTAGTTAGTTCCACTTGCTTCATTAGAACTAGAATACGCAGTTGTAGTAGCACCTAGTGACGCTGAACTTGTATATAAAGCTAGTTTAAAACTATTACCGCCTGAAGCAGAAAAGTTATGTGTAGCTTCTAATAGTTCTTTTTTAAAGCTAGTAGTTAATGTTGATGTAATTGCCATTTTAAAGCTCCTTAATAATCTTAGCCATATCTTCATGACCTTGTAAAGTAAGTTCACCGTTTAGGGTTACTACCTGACTGTTCATTGCTTGTTTAATATGATATAATACTTGTTCATAAATAGCTAGTCTATATGCTTCTGCCTGTTGGCGTATGTGAGGTGCTGCATTTTCTGATATACCACAAATACGTGCTGTACATCTTTCAGCCCAAAACTCAGGAGTATGACCTCTATTTTCAGTAGTGGCTACACTTATATTACCTAACCCGACTTCAGTAGTAACTTCTATCATGCTTGTGGTGCTCTTCTAATCTCATCATATCTAAATTGATCTCTAGTATCTTTTGCTTCACCTAAATTTTTCAGTCCCATAATAGCATCTTGAAATTTTTGTTCATAGACTTGTATAGACTCAAAGTTTTTTAAATATGTACATGCCTCAACTAAGCTACCATATAAAAGTGCGTTTATCGCGTTAATAGAAAGCCAAGTAGTGTTGCTACCTGATTCGGTTAAAGATAAAGGTCTGTAAAAATAATGAAGTTCGAAAGTAAACCCTGTGCTGGGAGTTGGTGCTATAATAAATCTGCTTTCATCAAACTCTGCGTAATATTCTGGTGTACCTGTTGTGGCAGCTACAGGCTGGTAGTCTCGTATAAAAGAAACATGTTTTAGTTTTAAATAAGTATATTTATCACTACTATCAATAACTGCTAAACTAAAAGGAGATAAAAAATCACTCGGACTAGCTAAGTATGGATTATTAGCTGTGCTTGTACCTGTAACACTTTTTCTAAATACGTCTAGTTGAACACCTTTTAATATACGTTCTTCAGTTGTTTTTATAAAATTAGGTATATTGTTTACTAAAGTAGTTTCTGTACTTTCTATGTAGTCTTGAATAGCTGTTGTTAATGTTGCGTTTGTCCAACTCATGATTACAATGTTACTATATTTACGTTACCAAGACTACCAGTTAATTGGGTCATGGTAAACTGAGAACCTATTGTATTACTATTACCAGCAAACATAATAGGTGAACTAACACCGTTACTATCTACAGGGTTAGAAACTATAACTTTACCTAAGTGTAGAGTAGGTACTGGTTCAGTAGGTCTTGGGTCTCTTAATGCTTCAGGGTCTACTCTATGTGATATAGGATCTAGTTGTGGATGTTTAGGTTCATAACATTCTTCACAAACTCTTAAGTTATTCCATTCTTTTTTAAGTTCAAGATAACTATATACAAAACCGCACCTGTCACACCTAGCTAACGAGTGCTTACCAGAAGCATAAGCCATTAATAAGAACTCCTAGCTGGAGTAAAATGTAAGGAAGCTCTGTTACGGTCTTCTTGAGCAGCAAGCTGAAAATCTTGCTCATACTGTTGCTTTAACATACCAGCTTTTTCTGGATTCTTTTTTAGGGCTAGATAATAAGATAACCCACTAGCCATACAAGGAATAAACCTAGATGGCACTTCTGGGTCTTGGTTAGAAGCTGAAGCGTCATCAATTCTTTGTATTGTGTTAGCTACTATAGTGTAGGTTGAAACATTATCAGGGGTTGGCCACACTTTAAGAACAGGGGTAGTTTGCCTGTCTAAAAAGATTTGAGTAGGTCTTCCTTGTATTGTTTTGTCTGGTATATTCAGGTACTCGGTTCTGCCTATACGTTCTACGCCTAAATCAGTAGAATTACCACTACTGTCTGTAACTTTAACTATAGCAGAAACTATATCTATATCATACGCATTGAGAGTATAACTAGCTGTACCTGTAGTAAGACTCGTACTAATTTGATCTATTGTCCAAAGATTAACACCTCTGTTAGACCAATCAGCGAACATAATATTTAATGAACGCCTTGCAGTTTCTGCATCGTACCCAGTTCTTAATTCAATACCAGCTAGTTCGTATGCTTCTTCTATAGTGTCTGCTATACTAAGCTTAAACGTTTTAGTGCCAGAAGTAGCCATTACTAGAAGGTTTTAATTACTGTTAATACAATAACGTAAGAATCTCCGCTAGAATGTCCTGTGGTAGTTAGGTTTATATCACCTGTTTTACCAGTACCAGCAGTATTTTGTATCCCACCAAACTCTGTTAAATCCAACTGATCACTAT